ACTGGCCTTTGATTCCCCGACATATTGAGTCTTGTCCGATATTGTCCATGTACACCGGCCACAGACTGGTTCTTTGAGTTGTTCCATGCAAACGGGATTGGGCACAATGCGTTTTGTTGGAACGCCAAAGATGTCTTTCTCCTCAATTACTTTAGGAAGGAGTTCGCGGCATAGGGGGACATCAGGCGGAGACGAACAGCCACTAAGACCTAAAGCGAACAAAATCATCAAAGCGTTTATTGGCTTCATCTTCTAACTTCTTCCATTCCTCAGGCGATATATCAGCCGGGGCCGTGATGACTTTACCGATTGCTTCCCTATAGTCTTTGGCCTGTTCGGACGTAAGCACATTTGTGTTCACAATGAACGCAGCAAGTTCGCCCGTGCCGACGAGAGTTTTAACAAACCAATCAATAACTCCCTTAGCAATCCAACTGAGCCACGGACTCGCAAGCACTGGGGCCGCAGCTATTGCCTTGGCCCACAAGATGCCTATTGCCCACTTCTCAAAAGATTCCCTGGCCGCCTTGACCAAGTCATCAATGTCGTGAGCCATTAACCTATCTTCTTATCGATCTTATCGACGAGTTTTAAAACTTCTCGCTCGACAATCGGAAGGACCGGGATGAGCAAGTCATCAAACGGATTGCCGGTCTTCTTCACTTCGCCAGACAGCCAAGCGAGAGTTTCGACTACAACAACCTTTGCAGAGTCCTCGGCCACATCAAGGCCTTTGTCTTTAAGGCGCTCAATCAACAATTTAAAATCCATGAATTCCCCCTGGAATCAGTAATTGTTTCTTGGGCGATATTTTAATGCAATCAATTCATCGATTTGTTTTTGTTGGTGGTCGGTAACTTTAATGAGGCGGGCCTCGGCGGACTCGATTCGGCGGGCTACGTCGTCCCAGCCCTTTTCCATACGGGCCACTATAGTGGTAGTAGCTTCCTTGTTTGTTTCCTTGAACTCAGAGATTTGTATCTCGTGAATTCGGATGTGGGCCTCAATGGCCGATTCCATTGATACGATTCGGTTTTCAAAGGTTTTGTTTTCGTCTTGAATCATGGACTTGATAAACGGCTGGAGCGCCAGAAGTAATCCGGCCACACCTACACTCATTCCGGCCTGTCTGGTTGTGAGGGAGATAGTGCGTTGCTTCTTTTCCGGTGATTCTTCCGACATTTTGCCCCCAGTCCATGGACCCAAGGAAAAATGTCCCACTCGATACGGGACCAGTCAATTACGCCTGGCCCAAAAACAAAAAACCCAGCCGGTCTAGGGCGCGAAGTTCCTCGATCGGCGGGGCCATAACAACTAGTTTTTCCAAAAGACAGAGAGTGCTCTCAGACAATAACAACAGCTATTTCTGGCCACAACTATCGACGCACTAAATCACATGTCCTTGCCTGTGATGTACTCCACAACAAGTTCCAAAAGATCTTTAACGTCTGCCGCCGTCTTACCAGGCTTGGCTTTTATCGCAGCAATGGCGGCCTTTCGGGCCTCTGCCACACCCCGCCTACGGGTGTACTCGGCTTGGCGTTCTTGTTCCTTGGCCGTCTCCTCTGATGTCTTATCTTCGAACTCGACTATGAAGTCTGACTTCCAGTAGTCCCTTGTTTGTTCGACGGCCAGCCACTTGTCTGCCAAGTCCTTGTTAGGGAAAATCTCTTTCCAGTAGTGCGAACCGTCTGCGTGTTTAATGCTTAGAATGACCATTAGTAATACTCCTCTATAATGATAATCCCTGAGGCGCCCGCGCCACCTGGCCCGCCTGCGGTGCCTGCGGATCCCCCGCTAGAACTTGCCGCCACAGACCAGGCATAGGATCCTGGAGCCATCCAAGCTTCGATGTACCCGCCTGCACCACCGCCAGCACCACCTTTCATTTGTGTGCCGCCACTTGATGCCGCGCCGCCACCGCCACCGCCAGCGCCTGAGTTGGTAGCTGCGGCAAGTCCGCCTGCCCCTGGCTGACCGTTTCCACCGCCACCTGAAAACGGCGAACCGCCGCCATGGCCACCGCCACCGCCAATATCTAGCGCAGCGTTAGAGTAGTGATCGCCGCCGCCTCCTGTCCCGCCCACGATGGCGAAACCCGTGCCGCTGAAAGTGGTAGTACCACCAGCGCCGCCAGGGCCGCCCCATGTTCCGAGAGTGCCTCCAAATGCAGTAAGTGAGTCAAAAGTTGTATTGTTGCCTGCGCTACCACTCGTTGCACTACTGGACCCGCCGCCAGCGCCACCAGCACCACCTCCAACCATGCGGACCTTAATCAATTTAACTGCGGAACTGGTAGGTGTGTAAGTGCCAGAGCCAGAGGTTTTAACCTGGACTGTAGTGACCGGGGCACTTGCCGCTGCCTGACTCACCAACTTCCACCTGCTGTCAGTGGCGTTATAAATCAGTGTAGCACTAGATTCTGGAACAATTTCCACATTGGCAGCGCCAGGCAAAATCATGCGGTCTGCGGCAGTAGCGGAGCCATTTTGGTGGGCCAAGGTTACAAGGGCCGAAGACCTATTGTGAATAGTTATGACTTTAGTCAGTGTGGAGCCAGAGTTAATTCCCTGAATTGTAGTGGCCGTTGAGCCCGTCATTTCCACAAGAACTTTCGTTGCCGACAATTGCGCAATGGTGGCAGACGTGGCCACGTTTTGAGAATCGAGTTCAGTCGATACCATTTTAACTCGAACCTTAGGCTCAATGGTGTCGCCAATCTCAAGCTTTGAAGTAGGAGACGCGGCGCCAGTAGTGGCTGTTTTAACTACGTACTTAGTCCCCTTGGCAGTTGTGGTATGGGCTTCGATGGCAACGGCTTCGATTGCGGCGGACTGAGACTTGGCGCTGGTATCATCGGTGGTGAGGGCTTCGAGTACTCCGATTGTATCAGCGTTCTGAGTCGCTCCAGTGCCCGTTTGGCGACTCTTTTGTAGTGTGAATTTTGCTCCGTTTGCGCTGTCTGCAACGTATTCGGATTTGACACCTGTTGCTCCCTTAGCGTGGAGGACAGCGTCTGGTGCTACAGTGCCAACACCAAGTTTGCCATCAAGTAAACGCATATGCTCAACGGCCGTTGTTTGTCCAGCCGGTGTGGACTCCCAAGAAATGTAAACGCCGTTTGCCGTGTTTGTTTGATTCTCGGTGGCCACAATTTTCATCGTGGCAACAACCGGGTCGGTAGCATCCGAGGCCCGACCAATGGCCCGAATCTCGCCTACGATATCGCCGGATAGAACTTGTCCATTAGTGGCGATGCGGCGCTTGACCAATTTTAATATCGGCCCAACTGTGTCGGCCGAAAATCGATCTATTTCAAATGATGAATCGGAGTTTGAAATAGAAACTGTGCCGTTAGCTAGGATGAGTCTAAAGGCCTCAATATCTACAGTACCGTCATAAATTTTAATCGACCAATATGTTGGGTCATTTGTTACATCAACCCACATACCTCCAGCTAGAAGTGCTGCGGGCCTGGACGTTCCACTAAGGCCTGACATCATTGCGGCCTTGAACTGATTTAAGTACGTGGCAAGCTGCGGGCCGGAAGTTGTGGCTGGGTTAATGTCGTTGAAAATTGCCTGACTCATTTAATTCCCCCGTAAATTTATAACGTGATTGTAGAACGTCTCCCGTAGCCCTTGATAGCAATATCAAATTGGCGCTCTACGGCAACGTCATTCTTATCGTAAAACCGAATCAAAAGACCCTCTAAATTCTTGTAGTCAAAAGACCAGTAGTCCCCGGACTCGGCGCCATCAATTGACACCTGCACGTTAGGACTTGGCGATGGGCCTTTAAATGCCGGGTTGTAGGCCAACTCGTACCCGTCCACATCAGTCGCCAACAGATTTTCATATGAGTCGATGCGGTCTGGCATATCAGCCTGAATAGTTCCGCTCAGAACTCGGGGCGTAACACTCGGCTTGTGACTAATTAGGTGCAATCTAAATTGGAACACACGGCCTGTGACATCTCCCATAAAGAAATTTCTCCACTCGGTAAACTGAGAAGCTAGTCCCTCATTCAGTGCAAGAATGGAAGACAGGTCCGTCCAATCAGCAATTACGTTGAACTGGTCTGTGGAGCGATACTGTGACTCAAGACTCCAGTCGGCCGAGGTGGTGGAGGATAAAAGCGCGATACTGTCGAGTGTGAGCCAGTTGGACATTAGGTCGTTAGCTGTAAATCCCCCGGCCTTAAGCAGAGACTGTAAACGAACTGTGTATATCTCACCTAGGTCCAAAAGATCGTTGTAGTAATAGTAGCCTTCAGAATAATAGGCTTGGGTACTCGCATCTCCTGGAACTTCTACCGAAAGTAAAACAGATTCCCCAAATGCCTCGGTCCTATCCTTTGGCCCATCGAATGTCGGGTCGTCAGAAATTGTATCAAGCACATTTAGGTTAAACAGATTAGGTATTGTAGTAATGGCAACAGCGGCCGTGGCCGATTTGTTCCCGTTAAAGTCGATGGCCTTTATGAAGTAGGAGCCTGCGCGGGCCTGAGTGGAAATTAGGTTAGTTTCTTTTGAAACCCGCATAAGTGGGATAGAGGTTTCCCAGGTGCCTTGCACGTCAGCCGCATAGCGAATGATGTATTCCTTCACATCACAATCAGAAATCTTTGGCCAGTAAAGCTGAATGACTTCATTTGTGATGTCAGTTGTCAGCTTCTCTACATTGCTGGGTAGAGTAGACTTAGAGATTGGCGTGGCAGTGACAGACGGTGCCGCGACAAGCGGTATCTTCCGGCCACCGGCCGACACAGCCACTACTTTAATTGTGTGAGCAACGCCAAGCTGTAACGGGTCAACCTGGTAAGTGTAGACGGTGCTTCTGGTTGTATCCGCCTTATCGGCTCCCGTTCCGTCGTTAATGGTAACTTCAAACAGTTCGTAAATTGAGTTACTGGGAGGGTCCCAAGCAATGTCGATAAAATACTCGTACCCATTTCCGCCAGCCGCACACTCATGGCGGTTGTCAGCAACAACTAAATTCTCAACTGGTCCGGGAGGTTTAAAATCCGGATTTGTTGTGGCTGATAGCTGTGGCGAGTAGGTGGGCAAAACGCCTGTGGACTCGTAGTCGTATATAGCCGCCGCACGCTCAACCAAAGTGATTGAAGCTGATAGGTCATCGTTAGGTGCAATGGCTTTAACCATGCAGTCGTAAACAACACTTCCAACTTCCCCGATGATTATCAAATCACCTACTGCGGGGATGTCGCCATCTAGGTCAAAAATTCTAGGCTCAATGGGCGAGCAAGTGTCGGTTGTTATGACCCCTGTTGAAGAACTTCTGAAAACATATCCGTAGTCTAAATCTAGATCTATTTCTAGTGCGTCGTCGATTGTTACGATGCTGCCAACCACCGACTTCACGCGGGCTGGTGTTCCGCCAACTCGCATTACGTCTTGAGTAATCTGAACGTAATCCCCGCGTGTGCAGACAAGGTGCTCAAAATCTACAGTGAGGCTAATGGTTTCTTGTCTGAGCCTATTTTGAAATAACATGTACCGGCCAAAGCGCCATGCTTGCTCTGGGCTGGTGCAAGCGAAGGTGGTCATTTCTTCAAACTCAGTGGCTGTTACCTCGTCATATCCAGAATCGTATACAGTCGTTTCAACAACGCTCCAGTCAGAACCTGGGTCAACGTACTTTATTTTTAAGGCGTGTGGTCTTGGGCTATAGAGCCTTGTAGAACTAAAGTCTTTTGAATTACGTGGCGTGAATATTTGGACAGGTGTTGATTGCAGCTTATCTATCAAGACGCCGTACTTGCCATCGATAAGATTTAAACTTGCCTGTGCTGCACCGGCCACTTGATTTAAAACTGCCTGAAGTGTGGTCGAGAAATCCAGCACAAAATTTGTTGTAAACCTTTTATCGGCATAGGTCTGTGTGGGCGGGGGAGTTGGAATCTCGTCGCAGAAATCAGCCCACGCCAGAATACTTGGAAGGTGTAGGCGCGACTTCTCCACAGCCTTTTTATTTACCTGGCCTATTAGCATGTCGGTAAAAACCCAAGCTGGGTTATTTGTAAGCTGCCACGACCATGAGGTCGTGTCTGGGTCGTAAACTTCAAGGGCCGATGATACGACTCCAGACAAATCCTGAATGGTGCCGCTCAATTGATTAGTAGCTTTTATCTTTAATTCAAGAAACACATGTCGCTTGTCCGTAAATATTGTGTTCCTGAGAAAACGTGTAGCGAGTGTGCCCCACGTCAACTTGTCAGAAGTTTGTCCATTGTAGGGGCCGGACGTGTTTATACGCCTGACTCTTACTTTAAATTGGCCGGGCACGAGCGTGGTAAACCTACCTGTTGAGTAGACTGGAGCCGTGTCCTCCCTTTTAATCCTGAATACTCCGAGTCCGTTTGAGGTAGACCGGACGGGCATTTGCACAGTCTGCCTTCGGTACTCTGGATTGTACCAAAGAACCGGCTTATCAAAATAAATAGGCCGGTCTAACTCCAACTCCGTCAGTGCGGAACTTAGGTCAGTTACGGCTAGGATGTTGCCAGCAAAAAAATCTCCGTTTAGATAGACAGCGCGTCCCCTGCTGAACACGGTGTCTGGAGTTCTCTCTACAAGTAGCTTGGTTACTCCGGGCCTTACCCGCATCAAGTAGAATGGGTGGCTGTATAGTGGCAGGGCTTCGTAGTAGATGCTGGTTCCAGTGTCACCGTCTGACGCCAATATAGTGGTCGTCTCGAAGTCCCCTGTCTGCCCACCAACAGAATCAAAGTGACTTACAAATGTCGGGTCATTATACGGCTTCCATTCCTCAAATGCTTCTCCAACAGTAGCGAAGTGAACCTCAAGTTGAACTTTGCGGAAGTCCCTAACACCCGTAGACGAGTAGCCATACAGACCACCCGGATTGACGAAATTTAAAATTATTTCTTGGGGAGATCCATCTAGGTTTGGGGCCGTTGTGCGCTTGGCCTCATATTCTTCTTCCGGGTCTCCGTCCTCGCTGTTTCCATTTAGACCAACGGATATGGATGCGCCCTCTACGTCGCCCTTATATAGAGTAAACTCCTTTTGCATTATGTCGTCCCAAGCGCCTGTGCTGATGTCGGGCTTGTTCGGGTCAACAAAATTGTAGAAAAAATCTCCGAAGCTGTTGTTATCTAGGGGGGTGTCGCCAATTTTTAAATCGGTTACATAGGCAGGACCCATTCCAAAGTCATAGATGCAATATAGATATTGAACTGGCTTACCGCTAGACGGGTCGGTTTCCAAAACCGTATAGGGATTGGCCGCCACTGCGGGAAAGAACCTGTGCTCCCCGTACACTCTCGGCACTAAACCAAATCTACGAACCGTGTTTGACTGACCTGCGATTGAGAATGATTGAGAGTCGGTGTATCCGGGGGGTCCGTTAAATCCCTCTGGCTCATACACAGGTGGCGGAATAAGGGCGTTGAGCAAAAGAGATGAGCCCACAGTTACTGCGGCGAGGGCGGCACCAAATGCCATGCCGGTTAAATTTGCCCCGGCCGGACCTAGGTAGTAGGACGCCACAATGGTGACGGCAATTAGAAGAACTTGTTTAAAGATTTGCCCCGACTCGCCACTCTTAATACTCGGGGTGAGTAGAACAACATCTTCGGCCCTAAGCTTAGTTAGCTCCCAAAAATCTTTCTCAATGTGTTTGCCGTTTACAACTACATCAAAAACCTCACTTGGCTCACGGCCATTGAGCGGCACTCCTTCGAGCGCCCGAGTCACTGCGTCTTTCAGCAATTCATCAGGCACTACATCGAAGTTACGCTCTGGTTCTTTCTCGCCAAACGAAAGTTTTAATATAATCATGACTGCATTTCCCTATGCCTATAGTACCCGGCAATCATTTTTGAGTATCTCTCGAGCCGGTCCATGTTGCTCCCAATGTTCCTAGCTGAGTGAAGGAACAAGCCGCCACTTACAACCACGCCAATGTGGCACTCGATACCGTAAAGGCGAATGACAACTAGGTCCCCAAACTTAATGTCCTTTGGAGCTACTTCAACGAAGTCACCGACATTTGTTTTTATAAGTGAAGCCACTTCCCATCTGTCAGGGACAACACTGCCCTCATAATAGTTTTTAACTTCTAAGTTAAATTGGTCTTTGTAGAATTCCTTTACGAGGTCGAGACAGTTGTATTCGTCATAGTCTCGGCCAATGTACTTTCGCAGGTCCATTAGAATATTCCTGGAAAGTTACTTGGATTATATTTTTCACTTGTGAGTTCAACCGACAAGAAACTATCGAGCACCACACGGGCCGTGATCTTAGTGGCATTATAGTTAAGCGTAATGATTTTTAAATCGGCCTGTTCCATTTGAACCACGTCAGGCATCGAGGCCAAAATCATTTCAAGCTTAATTCCAATCTGACTTGTGACAGAACGTATCTCCTCAATCAATTCTAGGGATGCATTGTCGAACTCAATTGCAAAGTCCCTTACCGTCTCGCCGTCGTCTACGGGCAGGCGAATCTTCATTGGAAAGGCCAGGTACTCGTTGCCGCGAGAAGTGATTGGCTTTGAATTATTGACGAGTCTGATTGGTGTAGCGAATGACTCATGGGTCAGAGTCACAAGCGTAAGGAACGGGTCGTTTGACGACTGGGCAAATATCTGAGCTAAGAGTTCGGGCGATAGAGTGTTACTCATGTCAAGGCAGACGCTCCCATTTCATCCCGACTTTAAACATACGTCCGCCCATTGGCTTTATGTCCGGGGGCTCTGCAAACCGGAACTCATCGGTGTCGAGAGTCAGCGGATTAACAAATCCAAATGTCTTTGAGCCATTGGCCAGAGTGACTTTATAAAAGTCCCTGAGAGTTTCAAACTCGTCATAGTCCAGGTCAATTGACGCTGAATAGATGTCCACAGCGTCTGTGAATCGTGTGCGAGTTTTAGCAGGGCCTATGTCCATGTCGGACTTAACAAGTGTGTTCCCGAACTGGACACCAAAGTTATCGACGTTCAATTTTTGCTGTAGGGATAAAGGCCACGTTTCCATTTATGAGCCCTTCCGTCTGATGCCGTAGGATTGCTGCATGACTTTGTCATAGCTTCCGGAGCCAAGACCTTCGCGCACCTTAGCTGTGATGAGTAGCTCAATCATCTTCTCGCCGTTAGGGCCTGACTTCTCCGAGGTTTGCACATCAGCACCGGCTTGGTTGATGACGTTGATTGTGACAGGAGTAACGGTAGCCTGGACTCCTAGGTCCCCGCCTGAACCGCGCGACAAGGGAAGAATAGCTTCAGGCCCTGCTTCCCCCATGAGACCGGATTTACCTTTGCCGTAGCCGAATACGGTGGGGCTTGTGACAACACCGCCTGAGGCAAACTTCTTAAGGCCCTTATCGAAGGCTAGTCCATGGGCGCCTGCCACATTAGGGGATGCGTACTGTCCGCCGCCACCGCCTACCGCTGTCCCAGCCGTGGCAGTGGAACCGTAGTTCAAAAGGCCTTCGGCAAGTGGCCTAATAATTTGTGCCCGAATGATAATCTTTAACAGATCATCAAGTATGCTTTGTGTAAATTTGGCAAAATTGAATTGGCCAGTTTTAATAAACTCAGTGAGGCTTGTCTCTAGTCCGATAAACGTATTTTTTATCGCGTCTGCCACCTGAGAAGAAACAGTTCCAATGCTTGTAATGTAGTCGGTGGCCCCGGCCCTGAATGCGCTGTTCGCGGAGAACGACTCCTGCACTTTGACAAGCTGGCTGTCGAACTCCTGCAAAGAAATGGCTCCTGCATCCAGTTTATATTTTAGATTATCCAGTTCAACTTGGGCTACCTCGGCCCGAAAATCTGCGAGGGCTGTTGTGCCTCTGACAAAGTCTGCATTGAGCCTGGTTATTTTTATCTCTTTGAGGCGTTCGTTATACTCCGTGAGATTGAACTTACCCTCGGAGAATTCCCTATTTAGTTTGTAAAGGTTAAAGTCTACAAGCTTGGCGTTGTACTCCCTGGCTCCAATAGACCCACGCAAGAACTCCTTGTTTAGTTCTCCTAACAGTTCTTTAACCTTTGGAATCTTTCCGCCCGAGGCCAAATCTGTCATTTTATCTCTTAGAGCCTCAAGATTTTTTTTACCGTTGTCGGCCCCCTCCAGAGCGTCCTTTGGAAGTAGCGGACTTGCCCTAAGTTCTTTTGCCTTGTTCCTAAGTCCTAGAATGTCATTCCCTAGATCTTGAATGTCCTGCGCGAAACTACCATTGTCTAAAAATCCAATCTTGTCGAAAATGCCTTTTTTTAAATCGAATTGGATTTTTAGAATGGCGGCATAGAAATCAAGTGTTGCTGCCGTTGCCCTTTTAACCTTGCCAGTAAAATCATCCATGTCTTTGTTTGTGGCTACGATTGCCACACTGACCGCCAGTAGCGCAGCGGTTAAGGGATTGCTCGTAGAGAACCTGAACATCGCAAGGGCCAGGGCATTAATTCCAGAAACTAATTGCGGCAACCTGGTAAGAGCTAAAAATCCAATTGCTGCGGCAATAAGTCCAAGCTTCGGCAATATGGCGTCTACAGCATCCGCAAACCCTGATGAGATTCCAAACTCTTTGTTCACGTCATTAATACTGGACTTAAGGCTGTTCAAAGCCTTAGTCAGAGTTTGCCCAATTGTAGGGGCTAGAACTTCCGCCTTCTTATTTATGTCGTCAAAGTTTTTAATCAAAACATTAAGCACATCGGCCGCAGAAATCATTCCCTGTTCTGCTTTTTTAAATATGTCTTTACCGAATTCTTTTCTTAAAGCAATGGCCACAACGGCATTCTGTTCTAAGACAGAGCGCAATTCCTGGCCGCGTACTTGGCCTGAGGCAAAAGCCTGTGACAACTGAATAATAGTGGAGGTGGTCTCTGCTGTGGTAGCGCCAGACAACCTAAATGAATTTTGTAAAACCTTAGTCAGTGCCAACAAACTCTCGGTACTGGCCCCAGTGTTAGAAAGAGAATTACCAAGGCGAGCGTAAATCTCAGCCAGTGAGTCAACACTAGTGTTGGTTTCATTAGCCGTTGCCAAAAGCTGTTTCATTGCCTTATTGGCGCCTTCTTGACTGCCTGTCAAAACGGCTAATCGGTTGTTCAAGTTCTGCATGGTATCCGAAAACTCAACTATTTGCTGGATGCCAAGGCCGCCAATAAAACCGGCAAACACATTTCTGATTAGGCTAAAATTACGAGCCAGTGAATTGGTGTTGCGGTTAAGACCGCCCATGGCCGAGGCAATTTCTTTAAGTTCCTGACTGCCTTTCGTATCAACTCTTATTTTTATTGTTCTTGTTTGAGTTGTTGCTGGCATTCTTTCCTTCCGATTTTTTTGAAGCGTCGTAATACAGCTTCAAAAACACGTCGTCCATGGCCCGAATAATATAGAAGAAATCGTCAAAATCCCCTAGCTCATAAATCCTAGAATATTCCACTATGGCTGTAAACGGAATAGGCATCAAATCCATGGCACCAGGACGGCACGTACTCAGTTCGCGGAATGCGTCAAGATAGAATTCAAAAGGCCCCACCTCTGGCTCTATGGCGTCTGGCCTTTTGTCGAAGAACCCGCGCCTAAGCAGGTCGTAGTACTGCCCGGTTTGTAATTCCTTGCGCCACCTATGGGACCATTCCAGATAGCGCGTTAGAAGTTTCCCAAGTCCTCGCGATAATTTTTGAAGTCATTGCAGTGTGCCCACAGCGTGTGGAACAGGTCAGGCAGCGCCAAGAAGAAGGGAACAGCTACCTCAGGACTAAACTCAACAATCTTGCCGTCAATCTCAACGCCCTTCCAATCAACAAGGCACGCACCAACAAATAGCTTGGCCTGAATCTCAAGCTGTTTGCCGGTCTCCAAAGTTCCAAGTTCAATCTGCCTTGCGAATGGCTTATAGTGAGCGGCCATCATTGCTTTTACTTTTGGGTTAGTTTCTTTGAATGGCTTTAAAAGAAATCCGACATCATCAGAAATCTCAAACCACACGCCCTCTTTCTCAAGATTCGCGTCTGTCTTAAAGAATTTATCCAAATTTGTTTTCATGACTTTCCCCTTTTGTATGAAGTGTCCATAGTCCAGAAATTAAAAACCCCCGTCAAGGTTTTAGCCCGAACGGGGGTTTCAAAATGCCCTTGTTAAAGGGGAAAGCCTTTGAACTCGGGCAAAAATCAATTACGCAAATCGGTATATAGTCAGAGCACTCTCACCATTGGCTCCGACCTTAGCTTGGCCAGACATATCCATAGAGATGTCTTGGTTGGCGCCGCCTGATGCCGGGTCATCAAAAGAGACCTGAACAGCGGGCATAAAGAAGGCATACCAGCCGCCAGCATTTTTCACAACAAAGCCAATACCAAATGGCTCCTGAGAAAGTTTGCGGGCCAGCATGTCCCAGTTACCGTCTTTTAGGTATGAGCTAAGGCTCACTGCGATTTGCGCAGTTCCAGGATTGTAGTTCTCAGGTGCCGCACGGCCAATGCAAGTCTGTGTCGTGAAGTTGTTGGCCAACTTTAAGTCGAGAGACTGAATGCAGAATGAATCTGCCTCGAAGTCGCCCGTCACATCAGTCGCCAAGAACGGCATGTCCACAGAGCCATTGAGTGAACTTGTGGTTGCCGGGTCTGCAACATAGTTCAAGTAGGTCAGTGCTTCCGAAGCGGCGTCTGCGGCTTCATATCCGTTTCCGCTTAAAGAAAACGAACCGGAAATCAAAGAGCCATATTCAACTTTAAGGTCCATGTCGGATGCGAGCATGCCTTTATAGTTGATTGCCTTGTTGGACAAATCTAAAAACGATTTCTCGATAGAGAAAGAATGTTTAGTTACGCCAATTGAAAGTTTATCGCCACGTTGATAGGTGGTGGTAACTCCAGTCCCATCAACCATGGTCGAGGGCCCGACGTACTCAATCACAGTGGCCGAGTTGATGGCCTTGACCATGACTGGCACGTTATTGAGAGCCGAAGTAAACCCGCCAAGTTGAATGAAATCTCCAACAGCCAGGCCGTCAGTGATAAAGCTGCCGCTGCCTGCGGTAATGGTCTTTGCACCTGTGGCGATAGTTAAACCGCGAGTCTGCAAAGAAGCATTGGACCAGTCATTAAACATGGCCGATTCCATGAAGTCTTCAATGGCTTCTTCTTTGGCTAACTCAAACGAGTGTCCGCCGCCAACTGTAAGGCCGGTTACGACCTGACCAGAACTCATCCGGTCAGTGCGGATTTGCTGGGACTCAGTGGTCTCAGGAGTTCCGGAATATTGTTCGCTGATGAAACGAACTGTTTTGTAGCCAAGAGTTCCACCGGCAAGCGAAGTAGCCGCTGCGGTAACTTGAGCCGTTGCTCCAGTGCCCGTAATTGCGGCTGTTACCAGCAACAAAGCTGCGGCACTGCCGTTGATTGCGGCAAGGACCTGCGTGGCGGTCGATACGGTTGTTTGAATGCCAACTACAATTGCGTTGCCAGTTACCGTCACAGTTTCCGCACCGGCCGTGGCCGTGTTCGCATACTGAATGGTAATGCTGTTGCCCGCTGTTCCGCCTTTCTTGGCGGTGTAGGTAATGTCTTGAACTACAAGCGACGCCTTAACAGGTGCCGGAGTTGTTCCGTAAGTGGCTTCTTTAATATACGCGAGCCTGACGAGATTTGAAGATGACATGAGTGTCCCCCTAAAAGTTTAAAGATCAATATCCATAATGTAGGAAACTAAAAACGAGCCAGACATATATCCGCCCTCGAATTGCAGTGTGGCGCCTGTGTCAAAATTCATAGGCGTACACGACTCGATAATAATATCACCGATTCTCCTACCCCTTAGAAGATTGCGCAATGTTTCGCCCCTGGTCAACAGGCTGTCACCATTGCCTAGCCTTGCCACATCGACAACATGAAAATAGATGGCGCCGTCTTCTCGGTATTTACCCTGGTCATTGGTCGCGGCAAGGGCGATTGGCCGCTCATCGCCACCTATGAACTGAATACCAAGCCACGGCGAGTCAGGGTCAATTCCAGAGTCATCAAGTAGCTCTTTAATTTCCTGGTAGAGGCTGGTCAAATCCACGACTGATTCGGTCGGGGCATTTGCGGCGATAAAGGCCTTGATTTGGGTTCTGACTGCTAGTGACGACATTTAGAGAACTCCACTCTCAGCGACTGAGATTGTGATTGTGGGGTAGAGGTAGGTCCTCGCTCCACGCTTAATTTTTCCTCTGGCTCCGCCACGGGCTCCACTTGCCTGAGTCTTAAAAGAAGCACTTAGGCCAAGGTTTGAGCCAGAGATAAATCCAAATTTTATAACTGAATTACGCTTATAGAGTCTGCGGATAGAGCGACAAGTTAGAAAGTAAGTACCGTTTGGGGCAAGGATGTGTGTGCCAGACCTGCCGCGCTCATCTCGACTCTTTTGAGTTCTGATATTTGTACGCTGGGCCGTTACACCAAGGCGTTCAAGCTTCCTGGCGTAGGGCTGGATATTAACAAAACGGATAAAATCTTTGTCGTCAAAAGCTGGGTTGGTGGCAAGCCATGACTCAAGAGTTGGTAGGTCAATCGCCACCTGAGTGCCATTTAAGAAGACGTAGTGGCTCCGGATGTATCTTCCCGTCTTAACCTTTGAACGACTGAGTATTCCATTATACGTGGCCAGGATAATTTCCTTCATGTCACGGCGGGAATGGAACTCAATGGACCCAAGCGGATTTACGTTCTCCACTTTCTTATTTACGCGCCCATCAACTACGGTTTTAAACTTTGGGTCAAACCCTGCGGCAAGTTCTTCATTCAAAACTTCATGTGAAACAATAATCAATGACTGTTTAGTAAAGTCGAGTAGTTCGGCAAGGGTTAGCTCCCCGGTCAAGTCGGTACTTACGTCGTACTGTGGCGACTTGCGTCCGTTCTCTCTGACATCTATCTCAACAGTAAAAGCCATCTATTCCATCCTACAGCGGAAACCCATTATGTCCCCGCCAAGGTCTGCCATCTCAGTAATCTCATCAATGGCCATTGAGCCAAAAACCGTATCTACAACTTTGTCCCCGCGTTTTAAAACAGGCGTAAACTTTGTAACGATTGAGTCCACTGGAATAATGAACTCCCGGCCGCGAATAATCGTGTGACTCGGGCCTTCACTGTTCCGGAAGTAATTCGACGGCGTGATTCTGATTTCAGTGGTTAAGTCAGGCGTACCGAATCGCTTAAGGGTTGCCTGCCTTCCGTGGAGTTTGGTCAACATGTTGAATGCGAGTTTTAACATCCCCATGTTACTTGGACCCGAAGCAATGATAGTTGATTAAATATTCGGTCTCATCCTGGATACTGTTGAGGCCGCCAGCGTATATGGTGAACCCGTTTACATCGGGGTTTATAGCGGCCCATGTAATGTCAGTGGCCACTTGATTGGCTGGCGTAAGCAGGCATATCACATCATCATCATAAGAAATCTCAAATGAGACAACGGCCAGAGAGCCAAGGGCCGCCCCGGTGCCGGTCGTAATTCTTACCCGACCAGAAGTATCGCTGCCTGTGTTTTGATTGGTGCCGTCGTCGGTCGTTCCATCCGTTCCAATGTCAGCACCGGGAGTGTAGGTAACGCTCCCGCTGCCCGTTACGGAAATGTGAGTGTTGGCCAAATCAATTGGGCCGGAACTTACCCCACCACTCGCCGTTATAAAAGATAGAACTCCACTTCCGTCCGTGCTTAGAACTTGCCCGGACGTTCCGTCTG